GAACATCCGCGAAGTTTCAACATACCGGGTGAAACGAGTTGAGCAGTATTCACGAACCCAGATTAGTTTGCAATTGGCCACCCTCTCGGACAGCCTGGGCTTCCAGCTCCCGTATCGAACCTATCTTCCTCCGGCCTTTCCATCGGTGCAGCTCCTGTGACCCTAACCTATCAGCATCTGTTGAACAAACCCTTCACCGGGATCGGCAATCAGGATTGCTTCAAGCTGGCGATCGATTTCTTTTGGGACAACTTTCAGATCCGAATTCCGAACTATGCGCGGCCCTCCGATTGGTCCTCAGACAAGTTGGATCTCATGCGAATTCTGCCGGATCATTGCGGGTTCGAAACGATTACAGATTGGCGTTTGAAGGATCTTCGACCGGCTGACGTGCTGTGCATCGCCGTCGGTGAGAGCAACCCGAACCACTTTGCGGTTTACGTAGGGGATGACAAAATAGTCCACCACCGCTATGGGCGGTTCTCAAATGAGGAGACTCTTCGGGATTTTTGGCGTAGGCAGACTGCCTTCATTCTCCGCCACTCGCAGGTTCCAGACCTTCGGCCCACCTACCCCGACCTCGATCTAAGGGACTTTCTTCGTGCTAGAAACTCTGCTCCAACCGGGTGACACCGACGAACGTTGCGGTCTGATCTTGAAGGACGGCACTGTTGTCGAGCTGGCTAATCTCGCTTCTGATCCGAAGACGAGCTTCGAGATGGATCTCGAAGCTGCCCTTCCGCATCTTGACAGCGAGACCGTGGTCGCGACTTGGCACACACACCCTGACGGAGACCCCAACCTAAGTGGTGAAGACTATTCGTGCTTCCTTTCATGGCCCGACTTGGAGCATGTGATTGTCGGCGTTCTTGGCGGCACCGTGACTGTTCGCCGATATCGAGTTGAGCAAGGACTGGTGATCGCATGCGACTGATCTTCCACGGAGAGCTTCGGAAAAAGTTCGGACGAGCGTTCGACATTCAAGCCAGCAGCATCGCTGAAGCCATTGAAGGCTTCTCGCGGCAAGTAGACTGGCCGAAGGATATGCCAATTCAGGTCGTCGGCCATCGAAGTGACGCGTCGCTTCAAGAGCGTCCTGACGAAGTTCATTTGGTGCCTGCGCTGCGTGGCGGAGGCGGAAAGTTTTTCAACATCATTCTTGGCGCAGCTCTGGTGGTCGCCGGTTTCTTTATCGGGGGACCACTCGGCGTCTCGCTGATGATCAACGGCGGCATCATGATCTTGACTGGTATTGTTCAGCTCTTCATGAAAGCCCCGAAGTTCAATAAAAGCAACGACTTGGAGGCCTCGAAGTACGTCTCCGTCAATCGAAACACCGCCGTAATTGGTACACCAATGACGATGGCTTGGGGTCGAATCGACCTCGGCGGTCATTGGCTCAGCCTGCAATCGGACAGCAATCAGCTGTCTTACGGTGTGTTCCCAACAACCCCAACCTGAGGCATTTTATATGACGCACATCTCCGCAGAACTTAAGAACTGGGCAACACCAATCCAGGCCCAATACATCGATGCCATCAACGAAGCGCAGGGAAGCCTGCGCAAAGCCGCTCAGGCGCTGGGGCGGCACCATTCGACGCTGCAGCAGGCCATCGCGACCGTTGAAGCCAAAGCGGCTGCCCACGGTTATAGCCCTGAGCATGGTCTGACACGAACCGTTCCATTCCCCTTCATCGCTAAGGGACACTCAACGCTTGATCGGGTCAGCCCTGACGGTTCCCGGGAGACGGTCCTCCAATGGACCAAGACTCGCATAGACGACGAAGCTTGGCTGGAATCGGTCAAGGAAGGGGTCGCTGCCTTTGTTGCTGAACAAGCCCCTCTCGTTCTCCCTGAAACTCTGACCGATGACTTCGACACTGACGTCATTCCGTGGATCCAGATCGGCGACGCACACCTTGGCATGTTGGCTCACGAGGCCGAGACCGGGGCGAACTTCGATCTGAAGATCGCTGAAACTGAACTCCGCACGGCAATCGCCATGCTGGTCGACGATCTTCCGGCCGTTGAACGACTGGTCATTCACGACGTCGGCGACTTCACCCACTACGAAAATATGGCTGGCGTGACGGAAGCCAGCGGTCACCCGCTCGACTATGATGGTCGCTTCCCCAAGATGATCAAGGTCTACTCCCGTCTGATGCGATTCGTGATCGACCGCGCGCTGACCAAGGCGCAGTTCGTCGACGTGATCGTCAATCAGGGCAATCACAGCCGCACAAACGACATCTGGATGGCTGAACTCCTTGAAGTTGCCTACGGCCACAGTGGCCGGGTGAACGTGCTGAACAACGGCAACGTTTTCATTGGCTACCGGATGGGCAAGACCTTCGTCATGACCCACCACTCTGACAAGTGTAAGCCGAAGGATCTGGTCCACATCATGGCGACAGACTTCGCTCAAGATTGGGGTGAAGCCGAGTTCCGCTACATCGACATTGGTCACATTCACCACAACATGGTTCTGAAAGAGCACCCCGGAGTTACGGTCGAAAGCTGGAACCAGCTCGCGGCCTCCGACAAATATGCGCACGAACACGGCTATCGGTCGCGTCAGTCGATCTCGATCGTGTTCCGCAGCCGCACCTACGGTGAGATCGGTCGCTGGAAGCTTCCGATTGAGAAGGTGCGGGACAAGATTCGCGAAACTGGCGACGGAACGCACTACACCCCCCACGCTCGACGGGCTTTCACCGTCTAGCGGTTGACTTCTAAACTCTTGCATCAGGACATTGCCCACGGCAGACGTGGGCAATGTCCACTCCCTATCAACAAGAAGTCATTCTTGACGCTGATGGCCAGCCTATCTTCGTAGCCTTGAAGCAGGTTCGCGAGATAATTGCTGAGATCCAGCTCGCCGTCGCCAAGACGGCCGCGACCGCAAACAAGGGCGTAGCGGACTACGGAAATATCCTTCGAAATCAAACGAAGGAGCTTCAACAGTCGCTCTCGCAGATTCGCGCACTGGCCGAGGGTAAGAACACCCCGGGGTTCGCAATCCAAGATTTGAATGCCAACCGCCGACTGGCGCAGGCCACGACGCAGGCGACCGAATACGGTCGCGGCATCAATTCAGCGGCGACGGCTGTCGACGCGCTTCGTGCCAAACTCAACGAACTCAATCGTGAAATCGCCGCTCGAGGCGCTGCTGGCAAGGGTGAGACTCTTCGTCAGACTGAGCTTCGTCGTGGCTATGAAGAGCAGATTCGTCTGATCCGTCAGCTTGATGCTGAACAGGCGCGGCTTGAGCGGCGCGCGTCTCGCCTCGGGGTAGGCGTCGATAACGGTGCCGTCGCTGCGTCGCGTGCTCGTCTTGAAGCAGCGGCAATGTCGCAGAGCCACGTCAGCATGAGCCGAGAAATTGGTCTTTTTCAGAATGAGATCGACAAGTTCGCTCAAGCAGTGACGAAGGCGCAAGGCGCAACCGCCCGCATCGCTGCGCAGCAGCGGACGATCTTTCAAGGCCAGCTCTCTGCCGCCGCAGGCGAAGTTCGCGGCGCGGTGGCCTCCGGCGCGATGTCGCCAGCCACGGCGCTGCTTGGAGCCAGGTTTGAACAGACGCTTCGCCAAGCCGCGTTGGAGAAAGCGCTGGCTACTGGTGAAGCTGAACGAATTCAGCTGGCACGCCAGGCCCTTCAGATTGCAGAGGCTAAGGTTCGCGCTGCGGAGCGCTTGACGCGCGAAGAGCAGCGTCAGAACGACACCATTGCTCGTCGGGCCACTGCGACCACTGTCGAACAACAGCGAGCGCAGCTTCTCCTTGCCCAGCAGTACGCGCGTGAGCAGATTCAAGCCCTCGGCGCTGCTGAGGCTCTTAAGCGCGCAAAAGAGGCGACGCTGAACGCTGAGATTCGTCTCAACGAAGCACTTCGTGCCGGAACCTTGGAGCAGCAGCGCGCCGCGCGCGCCTCGCTCGAAGCGGCCCAGGCTCGCCAACGAGCGACGCAGCAGCAGGGCGGCCCGGGTCCGCTTGGAAACATTCTATCTGGAAACTACGCTCTTGCCGCCTTCGCCCGGACCAGTGTTTACGGGGCGGCGGCCGCTGCGGCTTATGGTCTGTTCAACGTGCTGCAGAACGGCCTGCAGAATGTTGTTGAGCTTGAGGATGCCTTCGCAAAGCTTCAAGCGATTGCTGACGCCACCGGCATGCAGATGACGGTGCTCAAAGGGGCCATCTACGAGGTGGCCAGCACCTCTCGGTTTGCCACTCTCGATCTCGTCAAGATCAGCCAGACCTTGGCGCAGGCCGGTATCAGCGCAGGCCAGATGGCCAACGTTCTGAAAGCTGTGACCACTCTTGCGAACGCGTCAGGGTCCACGCCTGATGAGGCTGTGAACCTCGTCACCGCCGCGCTCGGATCTTTCCAGCTTCAAGGCGCTGAGGCTGCGCGCGTTGCCGACCTTATGACCTCGGCACTGAACCGAACGAAACTGACCGTCGCACAGACTGGACAGGCCATCCAGTACGTCGGCGCGACAGCCTTTGAGCAGAACATCAGCCTTGAGCAGCTGCTTGGAACGATCGGTGCGGTCGCGCAGGCCGGTGTCCGCTCTGGTTCGACCATCGGTACCGGGTTCCGTCAGTTTCTCGTCGATCTTCAGAGTCCCAGTGAGAAGCTGACTGAACAGTTGAAGCTCCTTGGTCTGACCCAGGCCGACGTTGACGTCAAGACCCGTGGGCTTTCAGCGGTTCTCGAAACCTTGAAGAACGCAGGCTTTGGATCCAGTCAAGCCTATGAAGCTCTCGAAGTCCGGGCGGCGGCCTTCTATCTGACGGCCAAAAACAATGTCGATGTGATCGATCAGCTTCAGGTTGCTTTTGCCGATCAGGGCGCGGCTACGCGAGCCAACGAACGTGCCATGAACAGCCTGACCGCGCAGTGGCAGCGGTTCAAGAACATCATCGGCGAAGGCTTTAACGAAGAGTTTGGCGACCCTCTAGCTCAGTCGCTGCGAGACATTCTCCGCAGCCTGTCAGACTTTTTTGAAGACGTCAGCAAGCTTCGCGAGCGCAACCAAAACGAAGATGGTTTTGTTAAGACGCTGAATGAGTGGACTAAAGCTGAAGCTGAGTTTGAGGACAACGTAGTCAAGGGGTTCATGAACTCGTCCATCAC